GGGTAGTACAATCGTAATCTCATACTATAAGGGTCGAAACAATGTTATTATTGACAATTATGGTAAATTAATACAAGTGACTACAGAATATTTCCAATATGATGGTAGTACTTTAACATTTAACACATACAACCATATTAGTAGTATTGTTAGTTTAGATATAAATGGTCTACAAGAAGAGGAGGGTTCGGGATTCGATGTTTCGGGTTCACAACAGATTGTATTATTAGGTGCTCCTGTTGTTGGGTCTAGAATTGGTGTAACTTATTTGTATTAATCGTCACCATAGATATCCTTCTTTTTTGGTTTACAGAGGTCTTCAATGTATTTTTCTAAAACCTTATAAATTTTTAGTCCGTTTTTTTCACAATGGTTTTTTAACATCTCGTGGTGTTTTTCACTAATTTTTACGTTTTTCTGTTTGTTTTCCATTATGAAAGATAATTTAAGATAGAAAAGGATAATTTACTATCTTTTTAAACAAAAGTACGGAAATCTTTGGTAAAAACAAAGATATTTATAGAATAACTAATAAAAATAATTAACCAAACAACAATCGATGGCAAATTCAAACAGAGTATTCGTTTCTCCGGGTGTGTACACATCTGAGAAGGATCTAACATTCGTAGCACAAAGTGTTGGGGTAACAACTTTAGGTTTAGTGGGTGAGGCTTTAAAAGGTCCCGCTTTTGAACCTATCTTAGTTGGGGACTTCGACGAATTTAAAACGTATTTTGGACCAACTTCACCTGAGAAAGACGGTGCAAACAATCCTAAATACGAATTAGCATATATGGCTAAATCATACTTACAAGAGTCTAATCAATTATTCGTAACAAGAATACTTGGTAAAACGGGGTATAAACCAGGAAGAACCTATAGTATTAAAACTTTAGGTGGAGTTAATCTTGGATCTTTAAGTGGTTCAACAACAGGAATAACATTATCGGCAACAACTGCAACTATCACAGGTTCAACAATTTATGGTGAACTTTCGGGTAAAACTGCAACTAATGGTTCAACAGTGACTGATTATATCATTAATAAAATCGGTAAGAGTAGTGCAGCTTACGCAAATAACGATTGGTTCGTTATTGGTAATGTACCTGCTTCGGACACTTCAAGTTTAACGGGAGTAAAACTTTTATCACCAATTGGTGAAAATGCTAACAAAAACTGGTATAATGCGTTCTTTACAAAAACAGGAGTAACTGACTCAACAATTGATGGTGTTTACTCTTATCTTTTTGTTTATTCTACAAGTTCATCTTCATTTAATGTAACAAGATACAAATACAACGCGTCTCTTAACACAGACTATAGTGACGTTATTGTTGCTTCTTTAAGATCGAGAGGTGAATATAACGCCACACAAAGTTTAGTACTACAAGTAACAGGAACAACCGCAGTAACATTAACCGACGTTAGTGGAATCACAATTAACCCGATGGCGGAATTTGCAATAAATGTTACAGACATTACGGGTGGAACAAAAACATTTAATTGTTCATTAGATATCTCATCAACAAAATATATAAATAAAGTATTAGGTACTGAAGTTTTTGATAAAGTAAAAGAAGATTATCCGTTATTCGTTAACGAGGTATATTCTAACTTATTATTATCGGCTTATAGACATGGACACGTAAGAGGTTTAAGTTTAGATGTTGTATCAAATAGTGAAAGTGATAATTTTGCTCAATCATGGGATACTCCATCATCACCAACAATTGTATCTGAAGTTCGTGGTGGTAATGTTGCGGATTTATTCTCAGTATTAACCATATCTGATGGAGATGCTGCAAATACTGAAGTTAAGGTTACAATTCAAAACATTAATTTAGATACTGCTGAATTTGACATCATAGTTCGTGATTTTAACGATACTGACGAAAATCAAGTTATATTGGAGAAATTTTCAAGATGTTCAATGAATCCTGACGTTCCAGGTTATGTTGCAAGAAAAGTTGGTACATCTGATGGTGAATATGAGTTACGTTCAAAATTCATTATGTTAAACATGGCAAGTAACGCTCCAATGGATGCGTTTCCCGCAGGTTTCAAAGGATTCACGTCTTCACTTATTTCAAGTAATAAATTGGGTAGTGTTCTTTATAAAACGGAATTTTTTGATGGTGGAGATGTAGTTTATTACGAATCGGATGGTTCACAAGTTCTATCTAATGGAGATAAAGTTAAGAAAGTTTCTTTAGGTTTATCCTCTCAAAATGGTTTCAAATTTGATAGTGATTTGTTCAAATATAAAGGAAACACAGCGTCTAGTAGTACATTTGGTTTCCACTTGTCAACAAACGCTTCATCAATCACAGGAACAACATATCAAACAACATCATATGATTTAGAAGGTCAATCTGGTAATGACAATAAATTAACTAACATAAACTTCCGTAAATTTACATTAGCGGTTTGTGGTGGTTTTGATGGTTGGGACATATACAGAGAGACAAGAACTCTTGGTGACCAATTTATTTATGGTAAAACAACATACAATTTAGGTAATACCGATAACAATGGTGTATTCAGTAAAGATTTTGGAAACTCTGATTACTACTCATATTTAGAAGGAATTCAAACATATGCAAATCCTGAGGCAATTGACATTAACGTATTTGCTACCGCGGGTATCAACTTCTTCGATCACTCATCATTGACAAGTCAAGCAATTGATATTATTGAAAACGAAAGAGCGGATTCACTTTACATCATATCAGCACCAAATGTTGATGATGCTGCAACCGTTACAGGTCACCTTGATGATTTGGGAATCGACTCTAACTATTCAGCAACATACTGGCCTTGGATTCAAGTAAGAGACACAGATAATGCGACTCAACTTTACATCCCACCAACAGGTGAAGTATTGAAGAACATCGCGTTAACTGATAACGTATCTTATCCTTGGTTCGCAGTTGCGGGTTATTCAAGAGGTTTGGTAAATGCAATTAAAGCTAAAAAGAAGTTAACTCTTGACGAGAGAGATGAACTTTACAAAAATAGAATTAATCCAATCGCAACATTCTCTGATACAGGTACAATTATTTGGGGTAACAAAACGTTACAAGTTAGAGAATCAGCACTTGATAGAATCAACGTAAGAAGATTGTTATTGAGAGCAAGAAAATTAATTTCTGCAGTTGCGGTAAGATTATTGTTCGAACAAAATGACGAACAAGTAAGACAAGAGTTCTTAAGATTGGTTAACCCAATTTTAGAATCAATTAAGAAAGAAAGAGGTCTTTATGAATTTAAAGTAAGTGTTTCAAGTGATGTCGAAGACATTGACGCAAACACTTTGAGAGGTAAAATTTACGTTAAACCTACTCGTTCTCTTGAATTTATTGATTTGGAATTCGTAATTACTCCAACAGGAGCTTCATTCGAGAATATCTAATCTAAAAGGAGGATATAAAAATAAAAAAGGGAGGCCGAAAAGCTTCCCTTTTTTATTGTTCCACGTGGAAACAATTTTTATAAAATTTATATTGTTTTATTTTACCCAGTATAATCTGGAACTAGTAATACTAGTATTTATATGTTATATTATTAATCTAGAAATTTATTAATTATTTATACTGGGTCTAGAATACTGGAGGATTTGTAAAAAACTACGAAAAAAAATCCACAAAATCAAGATCGATCCTAAAAATAAATTTATTTCTAATTAACATATATTTATAAGAGTATAAAATAACAAAAAAACTTAACAAATACAACATGGCAGATTTACTAATGAAAATGCCGGTTCCTTACGAACCGAAAAGACAGAACCGATTTATTGTAAGATTCCCATCTTCTTTGGGTATCAATGAATGGTATGTAACATCAGCGGCTAGACCATCCGCAAAAATCAACGCGACTGAAATTCCTTTTTTAAATACTTCAACATATGTTGCGGGTAAATTTAGTTGGGATACCATGAGGGTAACATTTAAAGACCCAATTGGACCATCAGCGTCACAAGCGTTAATGGAATGGTTCCGTTTACACGCTGAGTCAGTTACTGGTCGTATGGGATATGCTGCCGGTTATAAAAAAGACATCGAACTTGAAATGTTAGACCCAACAGGTGTTGTTGTTGAAAAATGGATTCTTCAAGGAACATTTATTCAAGACATTAACTTTGGTGAATTGGACTATTCAAGAGATGAAATTGCAACTATCCAATGTACTTTACGTATGGATAGATGTATACTTGTATTCTAATATTACATTTTTTCATATATTAAACCGATATACCAGAAATGGGTATCGGTTTTTTTATGTTTAAAACTTTACTTTAAGATAGTTATTGATTAAATTGTACCATGGAAGAATTAAGAATTGACCCTAGAATCGCATATGATGTTGTGGAATTACCAAGTAGAGGTATCCACTATTCAAATGGTAAGAAATCAGTAAGAGTTGCTTACCTAACTGCCGCGGATGAAAATATATTAGCGTCCCCAAATTTAATACAAACAAATGCAATAGTTAATGAACTATTAAAAAGAAAGGTATTGGATAAGGATATCCAAACTGAAGATTTAGTTGAGGAGGATAAAGAGGCAATCTTAATATTTTTAAGAAATACCGCATTTGGTTCAGAATATAAAGTTACATTAACTGACCCAAAAACAAACGAAGACTTTGAAGTTGAAATTGATTTAAGTAGTTTAGATTTTAAACCATTTACATTAGTAGCAGATTCTAACGGAGAGTATTCGTATTTTATGAATAAATCCAAAGTAGATGTGACATTTAAGTTTTTAACACAAAAACAAGAAAATGACATAAAAGAAATTGCAAAGAGTTGGAATGGTAATGGAATTGCTCCAATTATCACAAAACAACTTGAAGGTATGATTAAATCCGTGGCTGGAGTTAATGACCCAATGAATACAAGAAATTTCATTGAGAACATGCCAATTAAGGATTCACAAGATTTTAGAAAATATGTATCCGATAATAAGCCAGGAATTGACCTAACACAAACAGCAAAAACCCCATCAGGAGAAGAGATCCAATTTAGAATTGGGTTTGGGGTTGACTTTTTTCGCCCTTTCTACGGAGTATAAGAAAAATCAATTATCGGAAATTCACTACCTAATCAGGAAAGGTTTCTCATATGGAGACATTTTAACTATGCCTGTCTATATTAGACGATACTATATTGGTTATATAATGGAGTTGGAAAACACACAATAATCTATTTATATGTATGGGACAAATAAGATATCAAACTTTAGCTAGTCAATCAAAAGACAGAGCTGCATACGAAAGAGCCGTAAAAGATTCTGCAAAAAGTTACAATGAACAAATTGATTTAACTGAATATGAAAGGGCTTGGAAAGAGAAAGAAAACTATAACTCAAACAAACCAACTACATCAGGTTCTAAAACATTTATTGAGGCGGCTACAGGTATTTTAAAAGGACAAGAAAGTGGAGGTTATTACAAAGATATTAGTCAGTCCGTTAATTCAACAAGTGCCATGTCAATGGCAACAGGTGCTGATGGGAAATTATTAGGACCCGACCAAATAGCTCAAAATGTATTCAAGGCAGGTTTAAGTCAAATGACGGATGAATATAATAACCAAAGAAAGTTATTAGAAGACATCAATACTAAAACCGGTTTAACTGGTAAACTATCAAAAGATTTTAGAGAAGAGATTTCAAATGCGGGACCAAGATTAGCTCAATTAGGTGTCTCATTTGAAACATTAGCTGACGTTGCTCAGGGATTAGTTGATAAATCAGGAAGATTCAATTTAATTAATCAACAATCATTTGAAAAGGCTGCAGAAGTTGGGGAAGCTTATTTAGGTTCAATGGAGAGTCTTACGAACATGTTACCTGATTTTGAAAAAGTTGGTATAGGTGCTCAAGGTACATTTGACGCGGTAGAAAAGGCAGGAAAAAGTTCATTAACATTAGGTCTAAACTCACAAAGAGTTGCAAAAGATTTACAAACAAATATAGGTAAGTTAAACGAATACGGATTCCAAAAAGGAGTTGAGGGTTTAACTAGAATGGTCCAAAAATCTATTGAATTTAGATTAAGTATGGATGCAGTTTCACAAGTGGCCGAAAAGGTATTCAGTCCTGAAAGTGCATTAGAGTTATCTGCTAACTTACAAGTATTAGGTGGCGCAATTGGAGATTTCAATGACCCACTTAAATTAATGTATATGGCGACAAATAATGTTGAGGGATTACAAGATTCAATTATTAATGCCGCAAGTAGTTTAGCAACATACAACCAAGAACAAGGAAGATTTGAAGTTACGGGTGTTAACCTAAGAAAAGTGAGAGAGATGGCTGCGTCTTTAGGTATGGACTATAAGGAACTTACAAAGACCGCAATTGCGGCACAAGAAAGATTGAGTGCTAAAGAAATGTTAACTGGTTTAAGAATTGAAGATGCCGATAAGGAATTCTTAACTAACATGTCTCAGATGAAAAATGGTAAAATGACCATTGAATTACAATCTGAAGAATTGAAAAAACGTTTTGGGGCAAATGAAGTTGCATTAGAGGATTTAGATAAGAACCAAGCTGAATTATTATTACAATATAGAGACGAATTTAAAAAATTAACATCTGATGAAATAGTTAGAAACCAAGCTAGTGACGTTGAAAATATTAGACGTGATGTATCCTTTTTAGTTAAATCAGTTGCATTAACTGGAACAAGAGAAGTTCAAGAGATGGCCAAAAAATTGGGTATTGATTTTAAAAATTTCGCAGATGTAACAAAAGAAACATTACCAAAAGCGGCAACTTTAATCAATAATGAAATAAAAGGTATAGTTACACCTGATAAAAAACAAACAGGTAAAGTTGAAACACCAAAAGCTGCGGTAACCCAAGAAGATGCTAAAAAAATGGCGGAAGAAGAAGCTAAAAAACAAAAAGAAGCGTCTACTCAAATGGATAAAAATGTCAAAGTAACAAACGAATATGTATTCAAAGGTGGAGACACTTTAGTTGATGGTTGGATGAGAGAAGTAGGTAAGAACGCAAGTATCTATAACGATTTCCATACCGTAGATACCCAATCGTATACTACACCATCAACCGCTAAAAGATAATCTAAATAAATCTATTTATAATATAAAAGAAAATAATGCCAAGTTACTTAAATTTTGACTCAACCAAACAATTTAGGGATTTTATCATAGCTAAAACGTTAAACAAACCAAATGGTCCACAAACGTTTACTAAAGATAACTATGACTATCAAAAATTAAGTAATCTATCAAATGTGGATCCGGGTTCAGTTGATAAAAATAGAAAAGATGATTTAATTAAAATTTCTAATTCAAACGTATACAAACCAACTAATTTTTTTATAAAAGAAAATATTGATACGTTACCAAGAACACGTAACCTATCATTATATTTTAATGGTGGTTCCCCATATTTTACTGCGGAAAAACATAATTTAATCAGTATCATGGCAACAAAAACGTATGATACCGAATCTGAATTATTTAAATTTGCCGCAAAATACATAAGAGAAGATAAAGGGGGACCTGTATTAACAAGGATAGCATATAATACAGATAGAGCGATTAATGGTAAGGTAAGATTGTTAGATGCGTTAAATGGTAACACAGCGACCGCGTTAAACATATTAACAGGTAGAGAACCATTGGTTGAAATGAATAATAAGATTACTGTTGCAAGTACTCTTATTGGTAAAGGTATTGATTTTTTACAAACAGTTTCAGGAACACAATTACCATTTAGTGAAATACCGGGTGATTATTTATCAGACCCAAGAAACCCAATAAATTATAGACCCGAAGCAAAAACTGAATTAGGTAAAATTGCACAAGATGTTACGGGAGTGTTAGGTTCATTAATTGGAATTGAAAGAAGACCGAAGTTATCGAGAAAACCTTCAGATTTATTAATACAATATATGGGACAAGGACCTAAACAGGCTTTGTTTGATTCATTAACATTTAATAGATACGCACCGAACTACACAACAAGTGCAAGGTCACAACAATCATCAAAGTTGTTTAGTTTTGTAGATAAAGCCGCTCAGGGTATAAAAAATATATTAGGGGTTGAAGCACCCGCAGGACAAGCCTACATTGGTGACGATAGAGCAAACGATGTAAGATTTGCCATGGGTGATTTTAATGACAATCAAGTAAGAAGTACTTACTATCTTTCATTGATGTTCGATGAAATTTCTGCTCAGTTATTTCATAAAAGTAAAAATGTAACTGAGGGTGGACAAATTAGCGGTAAACTAACTTGGTATAGTAAAAATTCTAAAAATAAATTAGGAGAACATAACAAGGAATATAGTGGTAGGGAACAAACTAACTTACAAGATAGTCTATCAACAAAATATGTTTTTAGAGAAGATTCAATTTTAGGAAAAACACAACAATTATTAAACACATTACCAACTAATGGTTCTGAAATGCGTTCTCATGTGGCAAACGTAATTGACCAAACAAGTAGAGTTTTTAAAGATGGTGAGGTAATGATGTCAAGAGGTTCCGCAGTAAAATACACAAACAAATTTTCTGGTGAAGAAAGTGGTGTTGAATATTGTAGAGTATGGACAAAAGATAGACCATACTTTAACTATACAGATACCATGAAAAAAACAAACATGGTAAGAAAGTTTGATGGAAGTGTAATGGGTGGAGGCAGTAGAGTATGGAACTTAAACTATGCTCCAATGTCAAATGGTAGAAAATCATTTGAAAATTCAACAAATATAAAAGACGGACAAGCAAAAAAATATATGTTTTCAATTGAAAACTTGGCTTGGAAATCATCCACACAAAAAGGGTTCACCGTACAAGATTTACCAATTTGTGAAAGAGGTTCAAATGGCGGTAGAGTGATGTGGTTCCCACCATACGATTTAAAAGTATCAGAACAAAATAGTGCTAAATGGGAAGAGAATAGCTTTTTAGGTAGACCCGAACCAATATACACTTATCAAAATACATCAAGAAGTGGTACAATATCATTTAAAGTTGTTGTTGACCACCCAAGTATTTTAAATCTATTAGTAAGAGAACATTTCAAAGGTATGTCAGATGAAGAGGCTGATAACTACATTAACGCATTCTTTGCTGGATGTGAGGAAATTGACTTTTATGATTTAGTAAGAAAATACACTAACTTAGATACTGATGATATAAAAAGAATTAATGAATATCTTAATGCGGGGAAAGAAATGTCCACCATTATGAAATACAAATATTCATCAGAAGAAGTTGAGGAAGTTGTACCAGAAACGGGAGAGACACCAACAAAAGCACCAGAACCTTTTTCATTAGCGTTATTTTTCCCAAATGATATTCCATCTAAAAATGGAAAGGACACAACAAAAGGAGAAATATATAGTACAATACAACCTTCATATTATGCTCAAAAAGCCTCTTTAAATGCGGACGCTTTAGCTGATTTTACAAGATTAAGTGGAGACACAAGTTCAGATGCAATTCAAGATATAAAGACAATTTTTAAATTAGAAAAATCAAAAATAACAGATTTCACCAAAGCTATTAATTTACAACTTGATAAGTTAAACACGGGATTTGAAAAATTAAATACAAACTATACAGAATTTACCACAAAAATTGATAACCTTAAAAAGGCGGTAAGTGGAAACACAATTGAACTTGCTGAATTTAAAATACTATCAAGTGCGTCCGAAGTTGCGAATGATGATTATAATTTCTTATTAGGAATGAGACGAGCTCATTCTTTAGTATTAGATATTCTTACTAGATTAAAAGGTGACACGGATAAAATACCTGACTTTAACTGGCCATCAGAAGAGGAAGTTAAAAAGAATGTTAAAGATGGTTTAAATGACCAAAAGTTAACATTTACTTTTGAAAAGTTAGGTTATAAAAATAACGTAGGTAAATTAATTATAAATTTTTCTACAGAAGGTGAAAATGCAAAAGGATTAACAAATGTTGATCCTGATGGTAGATTAGATTGTAAGACCGTCATTAATACAAAATATGGTTTAAAGATAACAACACCAAATGCGTTTTATTGTAGACAAACAAGTGTTAAGTTTTCGGCTAAAACACTTAGTGTACAAAAACCACCATCAACACAAAAAATTAAAATACCAAAAATTACAAAGGAGCCAGGTGAACCGGAAAAAACATATACACCAAAGCCACCTATTGATGTAATGAAAAGAATCATTACCAAAACACTATCTGAATGTTACTACTTTAAAAAATTAGAAGAAGATTCACCATTAGCGTTTACATCACTAAAAGAGAAGTTAAAATATTTTCATCCGGCTTTCCACTCAACAACACCCGAAGGTTTGAACTCAAGATTAACGTTCTTACTACAATGTGTGAGACCTGGTAATACAATACCTATAAAAGGAATTGCGGATGTTAATGATTTAAATGCACGAAATACTTCTTTCGGACCACCACCGATATGTGTAATAAGAATTGGTGATTTTTATCATTCTAAAATTGTGATAAGAGACATCAACATAACGTATGACGACTCGACTTGGGATTTAAATCCTGAAGGTATTGGTGTACAACCAATGATTGCTAGTGTAACGTTACAAGTTAGTTTCATAGGTGGTCAAGGATTGGAAAGACCGGTTGAAAAATTACAAAATGCATTATCATCAAATTTCTTTGCAAATACTGAGATATACGATGAAAGAGCACAATCAACCGCAACATTAATTGATGGTAAACCTGCGGATAAATTTACTAAAGAATTTATTGCAGAATTACAAAAGAAACCAGAATTTCAGTTAGAAGGTGATAAAGACAATAGACCAAAAGTAACACAAGGAGTGTACATTGGTTCATTAAATGATAGTAAAATTGAATATAATGCACTTATTGATGCAATTTATAGTACTACTGATTCATATATTAACTTATACCAATCATCATATAACGAAGTTATAAAAAAATATGGAGACAAAATATCAAGTTTATTCTTCCATAACAGATATAAAAGTGTAACAGGATTAACAATTAATACAAGTACAACAACAACTGACATAATACCTTTATTAGGTGCAACTAACAATGTTGCGGATATAAATTTTTATAGTGAAAAACTTAAAATAGATTTAGAAAGTTATATCAATAATAATGATGTTACCACCTTATTGGGTTTTAATAAAGCAGTAACAAGTGAAGGAATGGATTGGTCTAACGAAAAATTAAGAGAAACGTTAAAATCAATCATTAACGAAAAAATAGGGGAAATGCCTGAAAGTAGTTCACTAAAGAAATTAGAAGATTCTAGAAATAAAGTAATTAAATTATTTGAAAAAGCTAATTTTTTAGTTAAAAATGAATTTGACGGAAAAGTTGATGGAGTACAATTTATCT